CCTCTTTCGAGGAGATTGTTATGCACGTCCACCGTAGATACAATGGATCCAGGACTGGTACGCTTTGGAACGTCCAGAATACTGATAGTGGTGACAATGTCACCATTGAAAGCATCAACGCCACAAGACTCACGAAAGTTACCTTCCGTGAATGTCTTAGAAGCGTTCACCTTCAACCCGAAGGCGTGGAGCAGTCCCAATAGTACTTCGACACAATCCGCGGGAACGATCATATCGTCTCCGTAGATTAGGATCTGGCCATCTGCCAGCTCCCTCATCAACCTATCGCTGATCTGCAGGTTCCTCGCATATAGCAAGGCCCCCATAGCCAGTGTGAAGAAGAAGAGGGATTGTACTGGGAAGGTGGTCGCATTACCCATACCTGCGTACTTTTTGAGCTCTATACGTCTTTTCTGTATAGAGACAAAGGGAGTACGGCATGACATGATACCCGAGAGAAATCTCGGCCTGTGAGTAAAGGCCGCTTCGACTAAGTATGTCGAAAGCCGATCACTCGCGGAGCTCAAGTCTACCGTAACCCATTCGCCGGTACGTGATCCCTCAACAGCCAAATTCTGATTAGGCTCTTGAGTGGTCAATGCTAGACAGCGTGACATTACAGAACAAGTGGCTATCTTCTTTCGAAGATGGGCATTGTAGGCTTGTTGAACGAATTGGTTCAACAGAGGCTCGACTGTAATTGTCCTAAGACTGGAAGAAGACTTAGGGACTGTCACAAGTCTTGCATCTTCGCTAGTAGGTACGTTTCTGATCCCGCTATCGACCATACGGTCATGAAATAACCCATAGGTTAAATCGTACCCTATACGTTCGAGACGGGGGTCCAAATCAGATAGACCAGATACCAAAGCATTCCACTTCTGGTTTGCCTTGTATCCTTCAGATACGGCGCCTGGGCCGTGCTTCCCTTCAAGTTCCTGGAAATCATCAAGATCTCTAAGAACAAGCTTGGAAATACGGGAAATGTGATCGACGCGAAACGGAGCAATGCTCTGAATCTCTTCGTCACACTTCACGAAAGTCCGAATCGCCTTGTGCTCAAGTTTCACAACTTGAGCCTTAGTCGAAACGAACTTTCTCCAGAAAGTAGAGCAATTGCCGGAGAATGAGAACATCCTCCGTGCAATCGCGCTCCTTTACTAGATCACCAGTAATTGAATCGAACACATCACCCAAGACACCACTATATAATAGCGGGATCTTGGACCCTCGGCCTCTTTTGAAGCCTTTCGGGCAGGTGAAGGTTCCTTCTGCTAGGCCTTTTTCAATGGCTTTGCCTAAGTAACCAAGGGTAACAGTAAGAATACTGATACCTTCGTGTTCAATACGCGCCTCGAGTGTGACTAAGTCACGCCCGAGCCCTTTCGTTCCAGGACGCAGCCTATCAACATCAGTTAATAGGCTGCGTAAGATACCCTTATGAATGAGGTTTGGATCCGTTTTCGCGAGTGGTCTCTCTGAGATCACTTGTTGAAGCGGTGTCCCTACCTTTATTCGAGGCAGGCTCTTCATCCTTATCTCCTTTAAAAGAGAATAAGGAATCCTGTGACATGGTATTGTTGTCCAGTGGGTCTAACGAGGGGTCGTTAAGTAATGACGAACCCTGAGTTTTGATCCACTCCCGAAGAAGCTCACCAATAATGGTGAGGATAGCAAGGATAGTTGAAAGACTTTCCTTGGTATTCTTAGACATTTGTTACCTCCTTGTGAGGCAGCGAATGCTAACCTCTTAGGCGAAAGATGAGCTGAGAGTCTTACGACTCAAAAGCAACAAATTTCGCAGTAGTGACATCAGCGTCGGCGAGCGTGTCAAGCAGAGCTTTTACAAGCGCTGCTTTAGCGGCCGCATTCCATCCAAACGGTGGGAACGAAGCAGAAATGGAGACGTTAGCAGTTTGTTTGCTAACCAAACCCGTATAGGGAGAGGTAGCATCCAAGGTCTGCGACACCTTCATATAATGCCGTTCACCATTGTTAGGTGAAGTCGAATGGTTGAAAGCTAGTTGGTAGCCATTGGCTACGTCCCAGCGATCAGAACCATAACCATCGCGTCGGATCACACTAAAAGTTAGTGCTGGTGTCGGCGCGCTGGCTGCGACGGTGATGGGATCAACAAGAGCCATGTCAGAGTATCCTTCGTTTACTGACGTTGACCTTACGAGACATCACGTCTCGCGAGGCTGCCACCCTTAACGCTCGCAAGAGCTCCAAGGATAGCGGTTTGATTGGGGTTCAAATTTGTTCCCCAATATTGTCTAACGTTAGTGAGCGATGGTATAGATCTACGAAGTTGGTACTTGTAGGTGAACTCGCCTTCATGAACCATAGGCGTTGTAGTAACGCTTTCCTGCTCAATAAAGTCTACGTTCGTCTTTACCACAGTTTGGAATTCTCCGGCGACCTTCATGGTAGCACGACTTACTTCTTTGTAAGTTATGAAACCATAGTTGATGATCATCTGGTCATTAGCTATACTATCCATCAAGGATATGTAGTCGCCAAGACCGCCAAACCAATCAACTAACCAAGTCCAAGGTATCAAATTATAGATATCACTCGGAGTTGGATAGATGCCCAGTTTCTCTATGACTAACTCTCGTCTTAGAGTTGGGACGTCTAGGTGCGGAAACCATATTGCGGTATTCACCATAAGGCGAAGCTCGCAATCTCGGGTCCCTTCCAATTATATGGAAGTAGATCCGAAGATTTCTGTACGTAGAGGTGTGAAGCCGAAGAAAGGCGGAATGCTCGCGTTCGGTTCGGACCAAGTCTTCTTGGTCCGCCTACTGTGCGTCCTGCCAATCTGATTGATCAAGGCATTTACATCCTTGGTCGCTCGATTGACGGACGGTAGGAGGTCAATAACCCCACGATACATACTCTCCCATCCGAACTTAAAAGTAAGGAAGGCAGAGGCTGCATTCTCGTCGATGTTTCGGAGTGCGTTATAATTGAAGCCAGTTGAATGGCCCAAATGTTCCGCATACCTTATCATCAACTGGGGATCACGCCATAAATGGCGTGATTGCAAGAGGGAACGAAAATAATTCGTTCCCACAATACGTTCAAAGTCCTGCCAGATCTTGAGAGTTCCCTTGATAGTGATAGGGAGTTCTCTCAATTCAGCGATCTGGTAAAACAAGGAATACGTTCTATGACGAGGCTGGACTCTGTCCAGCATCCCATAAACCTCCTTTGTCATCACAGACAAAGCGCGGTTACGGATTCCAGGTAACAGTGCTTGAACGTTTGCATTAGTGACCGCGAACTCTGGTCCTCTCACTTCAGATCGGATCCACGTTTTCGAATGAGAACGTTGACCTTGACTGTCGGGAAAGGAAAGGTACCGGTACTCATCCGTTTTAAGATACGATCGGGAACGATTCCTACTAGACATTTTAGGGATGAATAACTCAAATTCACCCTTATCTTGTTTCATAGGTCTCGTACTCCGAGTAGTATCACGGATAAGACCAAAAAGCGGGGGTTGATCTCCCCGATTTCTTGTACCAGTCGTAGTCGTATAGGTGAAGGGTTCCCAGATATAATCAAATAAACCCCCATCGGGGTCATGATGATATCCAGCAACACCCACCGTAGTGGAATACAACTCTGTACGATTGTACAGAGGTGAAGTCCGCGGACTACGTGTACGAACGATCTTAGGCCCATCGGTAAGATGGGCAGTGGTCTGAATCTCATTCTGGAACTGCTTGTACGGGTCAAAAGCTAACGCAATTGATCCCATCAAGTCAGGTCCGAATAGATTGATCACGTATCGTTCTAGACCAGAGTTCCGAGCAGCTACGTCACGTGCCGCCTGCCTATAGATATCTAATCTATGGGAAGCATAGTCGGTATAGCTTAGGTTCTTACCTATGTTATCCGATGTAGACACGGTACGCTCCTGGAACACTAACGAAAGGGCTTACGCTCGAAGCGTA